CTGTTTTAAGACCGACTATTGATTTTCAAGGGGGTGTATTTTGTGGCACGGGGTGGCCAGAAAAAGGCCGAATTAACGAAAGATCAGCGGATCTCCCAGGAGTACGTGCGGATGAAGGAATTATTCGCGGCAATGCCTGAGAATGAGCTGATGTTCTGCGACCCGCTGCTGCAAAATGCGGCCTTTATGAAAGTAACGCTGGAGGATCTGCAGAAAGCGATCAACGAAAACGGCGTGACGGACAGTTATCAGAACGGCGCGAACCAGAGCGGGACGAAAGCCTCCGCGGATCTGCAGGCATACAACAGCCTGGCAAAGGTTTACAACGCGCTGATGGATAAACTGAGCGCGAAACTGCCGAAGGAGATCAAACGGTCCAGACTGGCGGCGATGATGGATGAGTAAGGCAGAACAGGACCACATCCTGACGTACTACCAGCGGATCATGGACGGCACGGAGACGGTCGGCCACTGGGTTCGCGAATGGTATCAGATCGTCGTGACAGGCCTGCAGGAGAAGCGCTTTTTCCTGGACAGGAAGAAAGCCTCGAAGGCGATCCGGTTCGTGGAAAACTTCTGCCGGCATCATGAGGGACCGCTGGCCCCGCAGCTGATCAAGCTGGAGCTGTGGCAGAAGGCGATGCTCTCCGTGATCTTCGGCATCCTGGACGAGGACGGGAACCGGCAGTTCCGGGAAGTGTTTGTCGAGATCGGGCGGAAGAACGGCAAGACACTGATCGCCGCGGCCATCGCATCCTATGCCATGTACATGGACGGCGAGTACGGCGCACGGGTGTACTTTGTAGCACAGAAGCTGGACCAGTCCAGGCTGTGCTTCAATGCCTTCCAGCAGATGATCGCGAAGGAACCGGAGCTCAGCGATATTACTAAGAAGCGCCGGACGGACATCTATGTGGCGTCCAGCAATTCCTCCGCGCAGCCGCTGGCATTCAGCTACCAGAAATCGGACGGCCTGAACCCTTCGCTGACGGTATGCGACGAGATCAGCAGCTGGGCCGGTGATCCAGGACTGAAGCAGTACGAGGTACTGAAGAGCGCACTGGGCGCACGCCGGCAGCCTCTGCTGCTGAGCATCAGCACAGCAGGCTATGTGCGGGACGGCATTTTTGACGAGATCTTCCGCAGATCCACTGCGGTGATCATGGGCACGAGCAAAGAAAACAGGCTCGCGCCTTTTTTGTACCAGATCGACGACCTGGACAAATGGAACGACATCAACGAGCTGAAGAAGGCGAACCCGAACCTGGGCGTCTCCGTCAGTGTTGATTATATGCTCGAAGAGATCGCGATCGCGGAGGGCTCGCTTTCAAAGAAGGTCGAGTTCCTCACGAAATACGCGAATGTCCCGCAGAATTCCAGCTGCGCGTGGCTTAGCGCACAGGACGTGAAGAAGTGCTTCGGGTACAACCTGACGCTGGAGGATTTCCGGCATACATACGCGCTGGCTGGCGTGGACCTGTCGCTGTGCGTGGACCTGACCGCGGCGACGGTCGTGATCGAGAAGAACGGCATCAGCTGGTTCGACGTGATGTTCTTCATGCCGGCGAACAAGGTCGAGGAGGCCACTGCCCGGGACGGGCTGCCGTATGAGATCTACCGGCAGCGGGGCCTGCTGACGGTATCCGGCGAAAACACGGTGGACTACCGGGACGTGACGGCATGGTTCGAGATGCTGGAGCGACAGTACGAGATCCTGCCGGTCAAGGTCGGGTTCGACCGGTATTCGGCGAACTACTGGGTGGCTGAAATGGAGAGTCTGGGCTACAGCCTTGAATCCGTCAGCCAGGGCAGCAACCTGACGGGCGTCCTGATCGACATGGAAGGAATGATCAAGGACGGCCGGCTGCGGTGCATGGGGGACAACGACCTGATGAAGGTCCACATGCTGGACAGCGCCCTCAAGTTTGAGGAAGGCACGAACCGGCGGCGGCTCATCAAGATGAGCGCGAAACAGCACATTGACGGAATGGCGGCACTGTCTGACGCCATCTGTATGCGGCACAACCACTACGAGGAAATGGCGGACAGACTGAGCAACTGAGGGGTGACGAAGAATGGGACTGATTGACCGGCTTTTCGGGCGGCCGAAGGCGTCGGCAGGCGCCGGGGAAACGGCGTTTGAAACGATCACGGCGTACCAGCCGACCTTCACCAGCTGGGGCGGGCAGATCTACGAGAGCGAGCTCGTCCGGGCGGCGGTGGACGCCAGGGCCCGGCACGTGAGCAAGCTGCAGTACGACATGAAGGGATCCGCGCGGCCGAAGCTGGCGACGGCGACGAAGACCGCTCCGAACCCGTGGTACACGTGGCCGCAGTTCCTGGAGCGGTGCTCCAACATCTACGACGTGCAGAACAACCTGTTCATCGTGCCGGTGCTGGACCGCCTGGGCGAGGTGACGGGATATTTCCCGGTGCTGCCCAGCAGCTGCGAGGTGGTGCAGCGGGGCGGCGTGCCGTACCTGAAATACCTGTTCATGAACGGGCAGATGCGGAGCATGGAGCTTTCCCGGTGCGCCATCATCACGAAGCACCAGCTGCGGGACGACATCTTCGGGGAGAAGAACACGGCGCTGGACGCGACGATGAAGCTGGCGGACATGGTGCGCCAGGGCATCGTGGAGGGCGTGAAAAACTCCGCCACGTACCGGTTTATGGCGCAGCTGACCAGCAAGACCTTCGACGAGGATCTCCGGAAAGAACGGGAGCGGTTCGACAAGAACAACTTCCAGACCGGGGGCGGCGGGCTGCTGCTGTTCGGGAACCAGTTCTCCAACATCAAGGAACTGAGCCAGAAGGCCTACGAGGTGAACCCGGAGCAGCAGAAGATGATCCGGGAGAACGTGTACAACTACTTCGGGGTATCGGACAAGGTGATCCGGAACGAGGCGGCGGGCGACGAGCTGGACGCCTTCTTCAACGGATCCATCGAGCCGTTTGCCATCAAGCTGAGCGAGGGACTGACCCGGATGGTGTTCACGGAGCGGGAGCGCAACGGCGGGAACGCGGTGGTGTTCACGGCCAACCGGCTGCAGTACATGAACGTGAAGCAGAAGGTGGACATGGCCCGGGAACTGGGAGACCGCGGCGTACTGACGATCGACGAGATCCGCGCCCTGTTCAACTACGAGCCGCTGCCTGACGGCGCCGGACAGCACGCGCCGATCCGCGGCGAGTACTACATGGTGGACGAGGGCAGGCCGGACAACAGGAAAGACGAAGACGGAGGCGAGAGCGATGAATAAGGAAGTACGGAGCCTGGAGTTTGAGATCCGGGCGGAGGAAACCGGCAGCGAAAAGCGGAGCGGCCGCCTGACCGGGACGCCGATCGTGTTCAGCCAGGTGACGGACCTGGGCTGGATCCGGGAGGTCATCGACCCGGGCGCGCTGGACCATACGGACCTGCGGGACGTGCGGTTCCTGGTGGGGCACGACACGACCGGGATTCCGCTGGCACGGAGCCGGAACAACAACGAAAACAGCACCATGCAGCTGACGGTCACGGACCGGGGCATGGAAATCCGCGTGGATCTCGATACAGAGAACAACCCGCGGGCAGCAGAGCTTTATTCTGCCGTGCAGCGCGGCGACATTTCCGGAATGTCGTTCATGTTCACGGTTGATAGAGACGAGTGGGAGGACCTGGACACCGACCAGCCGCTGCGGCATGTGCGCTCCATCGCGCGCGTGTTTGAAGTGAGCGCGGTGACGTTCCCCGCTTATGAAGGCACGGACATCCAGGCGGCATCCGAAGACACGGCGCTGGAGAGCGCGCGGGTCTCGCTGGAGAGCGCGAGGAAGCAGCTGGAGGAGGAACGTGCCGCCGAAACGGAACGCCGGAGGGCGGTCCTGGAGCGGCTGGAAAACCTGAGAATGGAGGTCAAACACGATGAAGTTTGACGAAATGAATGTGGAGCAGCTGGAAGAGCGGCAGGCCGAACTGGCCGGCATGGATACGGAAAGCGCGTCCACGGAGGAACTGGAAGAGCGGGCGAACGAGCTGGAGGCCATCAAGGCTGAACTGACGGCCCGCGCAGAAGCCGCCGCGAAGGCGGAGGAAGAACGGCAGAAAGTGGCGGAAGGCCATGACGCCGTGATCAAGACTTTTGAGGAGGACAAGAAAATGGAAAATCGTTTTGCTGTTGACAGCCCTGAATACCGGGTTGCGTTCCTGAAGAACCTGCAGGGCAAGGAACTGACCGCTGAAGAGCGCACCGCCGTGGTCGGCACCGCCGCGATCCCCACCCAGACCATGAACGAGATCGTTCACAAGCTGGAGCTGAACCCCATGATCGGCGCGGTCGACCTGACCAACATCCCCGGCTATGTGACCTATCCGGCCGAGAGCGTCGCCAACGAGGCGAACTGGATCGACATGGATGTCGGCGCCACCGACAGCACCGATGCGCTGGCTCCCGTGACCCTGGGCGCCTACAAGCTGATCAAGACCGTGGAGATCACCGCCGACGTGGACGCCATGAGCGTCGACGCTTTCGAGGCGTGGCTGGTTTCCCGCCTGATCAACAAGATTGAGAAGGCCCTGGACGCCGGCATCCTGAAGGGCACCGGCACCACGCAGGCCACCGGTATCGCGACCACGAAGGAGACCGCGGACGGCACCTTCAAGCGTGCCGGCATCAAGTGGGGCGACATCTGCACCATCATGGGCGCTCTGCCCGGACAGTACCATCCGAACGCCAGCTTCGTCATGAACCCGGCCCTGTTCTTCGGCAAGGTGCTGGGCATGGTCGACACCGCCGGTCAGCGGATCGTCGTGAACGAGCCCCAGGCGGCCCGGAAGTTCAACATCCTGGGCTACCCGGTGATCGTGGACGGCAACTGCAACGCTGAGGACATCCTCTTCGGCGACCTGAAGGCCTACAAGATGAACCTGGCGAAGGCCATCGAGGTCAAGAAGAGCGAGGAAGCCGAGTTCAGGAAGGGCTCCAGCGTGTACCGCGCCATGACCCTGGCGGACGGCAAGCTGGCCGACGCGAACGCCATCGTGCGCTACGTGGCCACGACCTAAGAAAGGAACCAGGGGGCTTTCCGATCGCCCCCTGAAACCCCTTCGGATGACAACTTTATAAGACAACAACTCCGGGCCGCGGTGTAAAAGCTGCGGCCCGAAGGGCTTTAAAAAGGAGTGCTGACCTGATGAAAACACTGATCGCGATCCCGTGTATGGACGTTATCGAAGCGGAATTTGTGGAATGCCTGACGGCCCTGCGCCATGTGGGCGAGGTGGAAATCAAGTTCCTGAAGGCCACGCTGGTGTACGACGCCCGGAACCAGATCACGCGCTACGCGCTGGAGAAGGGCGGGTTTGACTATGTGCTGTGGCTGGACAGCGACATGACCTTCGCGCCGGACCTGATGGAGAAGCTGATTGCGGATATCGAGGGCGAGGAAGACGGCGTCCGGAAACAGGCGGTGACGGGGCTCTGCTTCGGCAGGCGCCCGCCGTTCAGGCCGTGCATCTACAGCCGGCTGGACGTGCAGACGAACGGCCAGATGGTGCTGCCGGTTTCCGAGAACTGGTACGACTATCCCCGGGATCAGCAGTTTGAGATCGAGGCCTGCGGGTTTGCCTGCCTGCTGATGCGGATGGAGATGCTGGAAGCCATGGGGATCTACGGCGTGCCGTTTTTCCCGGTTGGCGGCCTGGGCGAGGACCTGACCTTCTGCTGGCGGGCGAAGAAGCTGGACATGAAATTCCACTGCGACTCGCGGCTGAAGATCGGCCATATCATGCGGATCAGCGTGGACGAGGAGTTCCGCGACCAGGTGATCAGGTCGGCAACACACTGACCATCCGGGGCTCCGGCTCCGTTTGGCAGGGCGGGAAACAGCACTCGCCCGCCCTATTTTTGATTTTGAGGTGATGAACATGCTGAAGGAAGCGAAGCGGGCGCTGCGCGTGACGTCGGCGGTCTATGACGCGGAGATCGCGAGCCTGCTGATGGCAGGGGCGAGCGACCTGCAGACGGCCGGGGTGATCCTGCCGGGAGCGGTGAGCTTCACGCTGGGCACGAACGACGCCGTGACGGACACGAGCACGCTGACGGATCCGCTGGCCATGCGCGCGGTCATCACCTACGCGGCGGCGCGCTTCGGCAACCCGCCGAACTACGACAAGCTGAAGGAAGCCTACGACGAGCAGAAGGTGCAGCTGATGCACGCGGACCGCTTCACCCGGTGGGGAGGCTGACGGCGATGATGAGAGCGGAAGCGGCGGATCTGATCACGGTTTCGCCGGAAGCGGCCGGCGTCGGCACGGAACCTGCCGAAACGAAGCGGACCGTGTACTGCACGGTGCGGAGCATCGGCCAGCAGGAAGCCTATCTGGCGATGGGACAGGGACTGAACCCGGAGTGGAAGGTGATCCTGTCGCACGACTTTGAGTACGAAGGCGAGCGGCTGCTGGAGATCGCCGGCGTGCGGTACGAAATCCTCCGGACGTTTGTGACGGAGGAGGACGGGATCGAGCTGACGGTGCAGCGGGCGGCGAAGAACGCGAAACCGCTGCCGCCGGCGCCGGAAGCGGAGGGGGTGAGCTGATGCCGAAGGAATACGAGGCGCTGGTGGCCGCCCTGAAGCTGACCAGCGTGCCCTTTGCGGAGTACGGCTGGAAGACGCGGCCGGAAGGCGCGTACGGCGTGGTGAGCCTGGAGTTTGAAGCGGGGACCCTGAGCGGCGGGGACGCGAAAGCGGACCGCGCCTGGGAGGGCTCCGTGGACCTGTTTTACCCGAAGCTCAGCGACCGGACCGACCTGATCGACGAGATCGAGGAGACGCTGGCGGAGATCTGCGGGGACGCGTGGGAGCTGAACAGCACGCAGTACGAGACGGCGAGCGGCCTGTTCCACGTGGAGTGGGCCTTCCAGTGCCTGGACGAACCGGAGGCGGATGCGGATGCCGATCACGATGCAGTATGACGGCATGAAGGAGATTTCCGACATGCTGAAGGACATGGGCGGCAAGGCGGAGGCGATCGCCAGCAAGGGACTGTACGAGGGCGCCGGCGTGATGGCCAACGAGATCAAAAAACAGGCCGGGACCATCCGGACGGAGGACTTCCACTACACGGTGTTCGGTACGCGGCTGCCGTCGCCTGAAGAGAAGGCGGTGGTGGAAGCGGCGGGCGTGGGCATCGCGAAGTTCGCGAAGAACGGCAGCGAGGTCAACACGTCCGTGGGCTACCGGAACGCCGGGTACGCGGCGCTGGCCGGGAAGACAAAACCGATTCCCCAGATCATCAACGCCATCAACTCGGGCACCAGCTTCATGAAGAAGCAGCCGTTTGTCCGGCAGGCGGCAGCGGCCGCCAAGGCGCCGTCGGAGAGCGCGATCATCAGCGCGATCCAGGCGCAGGTCGACGAAATGAACAAAACAACGACATAACTGGAGGAAACGAGCATGAATGCGAATATCGGAATGGTTAGCCCCGTGGCTGCCACCATCAGCTCCTACGACTCCGCCGGGAAGCCGAACTACGGCACCGGCAAGGTGATCGCGGAAGCGGTGAGCGCGCAGCTGAACTGGGAACGCGCTGACGGCCGGTTCTACGGCGACGACGTCCAGCTGGACAGCGACAACGGCGTGCTGGGCTACACGATCGACTTCGAGCCCACGGGCCTGACGGACGACGCGCGCGGATACATCCTGGGCGAGACCGCGCAGACGGGCGAGTACAGCGTGACGGACGCCGCGAGCCCGGATGTGGGCTTCGGCTACGTGCGCGTGATGCGCACCACCGGCACCAGCGGCGTGGTGACCAGCTACGAGGGCTGGTGGTTCTACAAGCTGAAGTTCGGCGTGAGCAGCGAGGAAACCCGGACGAAGGAGCGGAACGTGGAATGGCGGACGCCCACCCTGAACGGCGTCGGCGCAGGCGTGACGCTGACGGCCGGCGGCGCGCTGAACTTCGCCGTACACAAGACCTTTACCACCAAGTCGGACGCCATCGCGTACGTCAAGGGCAAGGCGAACATTTCCTGAGGAACGCACGGGGGCGGGGAGGTTTCCCCGCCTCCGCTTTTTTGAGAAGGAGTGCTGAACAATGGCTTATGTGAAGCTGAAGGGGCGGGAGATCCCGCTGCTCTACACGGTGTACGAAATGAAAGCCGTGCAGGAAGAGATCGCGCCGATCGGCGAGCTGTACCAGAAGATCTTCGGGCGGAACCCGGAGGACGAGAACGACCGCAGCATGTTCGGCAGCGCGCCGCACCTGGACGCCGTGGCCAGACTGGTCCGGATCCTGGGGAACGCGGGGCTGGAAGAGGACGGCGAGGCGCCGGACCTGACGGACAAGTGGGTGATGCGGGCGATCCGGCCCGGGCAGATCACGGAGGTCCTGAGCTGCTGCATGACGGCGATGAACGAGGCCATGGAGTCGGAATACCCGCGGAAGGAATCCGGCGAGGCCGTGGACGTGACACTGGAGGACATCAACAAAAAAAAAGACGGGGACAGATCACCTACCTGATGACAGTCAGCTGGGGGCTGATCGCCGGGCTGCGGCTGGATGAGATCCACCGGATGCGTCCGGGAGCGGTGATCGACCTGTTCCTGTACAGGCGGCAATACGATGACGAACAGCACTACATACAACGGGGGTGAGACGGCATGGCAGGCGTAAACGTCAAGATGGGCGTTTCCGGTCTCGCGGGATTCAAGCGGGACATGAACGACGCGGCGGCATCCGTCAAGGCCCTGGAAAAGGCGCTGCAGCTGAACGAGTCCGCGCTGAAGATGAACGGCGACGAGGAACAGTACCTGCTGAACAAGACGGACCTGCTGCGGACCGCCATGGAAAAGCAGGTGGATGTGATGCACGCCGCGCAGGCCGCCCTGGACACCATGCGGTCGAACGGCGTGGATCCGGCGTCCAAGTCGTTCCAGGACATGCAGGCGAAGGTCTACGAGGCCCAGAAGAAGTACCTGGACCTGAAGAACGAGCTGAACGGTGTGGAGACCAGCTCCGGCGGGGCCAAAGACAACGTCGAGGCCATGAACGAGGAGCTGCAGAAGGTCGGGCAGGGCATCGCCTGGGACAACGTGGCCGACGGCATCGGGAAGGTCAACGACATGCTGGAGCGCGGCGCGAAGGCCGCGTACAACTTCGGGAAAAGGATCTACCAGAGCGCCGGCGGATCCGCCAGCTGGGCCGACGAGGTCCAGACCATGGCCGACATGTACGACCTGGACGCGGAGACCATCCAGCGGATGAACAACGCGGCGTACTACGTGGACGTGGACACGGAGACGATCCTGAACGCGCGGGACCGGCTGGCCCGGAAGGCGAACACGGAAGGCGGCGCGAAGAGCCTGGAGGAGCTGCTGGGGATCAGCATCACCGCCGGGGACCGGGAGAACCCGGAGCAGCTGTTCTGGGACGTCGGCAACGCCATCATGGGCATGACCGACGAGATGGACAAGGACACCATCGCCCAGGAAGCCTTCGGGCGCAGCTGGCGGGAACTGATTCCCCTGTTCAAGACCGGGCAGGAGGAATACCAGGAGATCCTGGACAAGCAGACCGTCATCAGCGACGAGAACATCAAAAAGCTGCAGGAAGCGGACGACGCGATGAAGACGTTCGAGCTGGAGCTGGAGCGGATGAAGAACCAGTTCTGGGCGGACAACGCGGACAAGATCACGGAGCTGCTGCAGTGGATTATCGACAACAAGGACGCGGTGGTCGCGGCGCTGGGCGCCATCGGCGTGGCGTTCGGGGCCATGAAGCTGGCGGAGTTCGGCGCCAACCTGATGAAGATTACCGACGGGCTGAAGCTGCTGGGCCTGGGCGGGAACGGCGGAGGCGGAGGCACGCCGTCGCTGCCCACGGGCGGCGGAGGCGGAACCGGCACATCCGGCGGCGGAGGCGGAGGCGTCTCCGGCCTGCTGACGAAGGCAAAAGGCTGGCTGGCAGACCAGGCGGGCCTGTTCGGCGCCGGCGGAGGCTGGAGCGTCGCGGGACCGCTGGCGGTGATGGGCCTCCTCGGGAAGGCCGGCTGGGACATGGTGCAGGCCAACCTGAACGATGAAAGGTACAACCAGGTATTCGGCGCGAACGACGGCAGCGGCGACATCTTCGACAAGATGACGGAGCAGCAGGCAAAGCTGACCTACGAATACTGGAAGCTCTGGCAGGACAGCGGCGGCGAGGGATCCGAGGCGGGCCTGAACGCACGGGACGCGCTGGTGGAACAGTTCGCGACAGACGGAATCGACCTGTCGAACCAGGCGGTGAACCTGATCGAGGACGCGTTCACGCTGAAGTACAACGAACGCCAGGACGACCTGGTGCAGAAGCTGGACCTGATCCTGGAGCAGGTGGAGACCGGCAACAGGCAGGAAGCGGAGAACGCGAAGAACGGCCTGACGAAGGAGGACGTGGGCTTCTGGAAGCGGCTGCCTTCCAGCATCGAGACGGCGGTGAAGTACGGGATGAGCGGCGTGCAGATCCAGGTGAGCACCAACGTGGTGAACGGGATCGCCAGCAGCACGGCGAAAGCGATGGGCGCCGCGGTGAGCAATCTGTTTAAGTGACGGGGTGATATGAATGATTCTTTCCAGGCGGATCGCCCTCGGGGGCGTGCAGCTGGATGAGGCGGACGAGCGGATCATCATCCGGAGCATCGATCCGGGCATCCCGGAGGAAGAGGTCAGCACGGTGGAGATGATCGGCGGCGCCGGCAAGCGGATCCTGCGGAAGCACTGGGAAACGCTGGAGGCGCGGGTGCGCTTCGCGATCAACGTGCCGAAGCGGGAGCTGGAGCTGCGGCGGGAAGTGTTTGAGACGGCCTGCGACTGGGCGCGGAACCCGGGCTGGGTGACGGTGAACTTTATGCCGGGCCGGCGGATGTACGCGGACTACGTGCAGCTGCCCAACAGCGGAGACCTGTGGAACTGGACGGAGGACTTTGAGATCCGCTTTGTGGCGCACAACGTGCCCTTCTGGCAGGACGAGACGGCCCAGCAGGCCACGGTGAACCTGATCAGCAGCGGCAGCGTCGGGATTGAGAACGCCGGCGACGTGGAGAGCGTGCTGGACGTGACCTTTGTGAACCGGAGCGGGAAGACCATCAACAGCGTGGCAGTGGGGGTGAACGGCCACAGCATCACGCTGACGGACCTGGCGCTGGGCGGCAGCGAGACTTTGCGGATCTATCACGGGGAGGACGGCCTGCTGCGGATCCGCGCCGGGAGCCGGAACGTCTACGGGAAGTATACGGGGAGCGACGATCTGTACACGGCGCCGGGGCCGAATACGGTGACCTTTGAGGCGGAACGCGCCGGGAAGCTGACGGTCGCCTGCGCCGGGAGGTATGTCTGATGCTTTTGCTGAACGGAAACAGCCTGGAGCCGAAGCGGAAGCTGCGGGTCTACGAGCTGGGGCTGGAGCTGAGCGAGCGGGAGTCCACGGCGGACATGACGCTGATGGACGCGGACGAGCTGGCGATCGGCACGTGGGTGCAGGACGACACGGACCCCGGGAAGGGGATCGTCTGGCGGGTGCGCGGCGTGCAGCAGAACTACAGCGAGGGGATGCCGCGATACAGCCTGGAGCACGCGGTGAACACGCTGCGGGACCGGATCCTGTTCGGGGAAGTGACGCCGGCGACCATCGCGGGGCGCGGGAAGACCGCGTGCACGGCGGAGGCCGCGGTGCGCTATATCCTGAAGCAGCAGGGCGACTGGGCGCTGGGAAAGTTTGAGTTTGACGTGACGAACCCGTACAGGTTTGACGGGGATACGCTGTTCGACGCGCTGGTGACGGTGAGCGACAGCCTGGACGGCGCGTGGTGGAGCTACGACTTTTCCCGCTATCCCTTCCGGCTGAACATCACGAGGAAGCCGGACGGCGTGGCCTGCGAGATGCGGACCGGGCGGAACCTGGAAACGCTGACCAGGAGCGTCAGCACCAGCGGGATGTACACGCGGTTCTATCCCATCGGCGCGGACAGCCTGCACGTGAACGGCGACTATGTGAGCCGGAACGAAGACAAGTACGGCGTGGTGAGCCACGTGGAGACGGACCAGTCCATCACCACGAAGGCGGAGCTGAAGCGGTGGGCGCAGGAGCGGCTGAAGGTGCACGCGGAGCCCACGGTGACCGTAACGGCCCGGGGCGCGGACCTGTCGGAGGCCACCGGCGAGCCGATGGACCGGCTGACGCTGGGGCGGATCTGCCGGATCCCGCTGGAGGAATACGGCACGGTGATCACCGAGCGGATCACGGAGCTGAGCTATCCGGACAAGGTCCGGCAGCCCGGGGCCGTGGTGGTGACCATGGCGAACAACAAGGTGGACCTGGTGAAGATCATCGCGGACAGCCTGAAGCAGAACAGCAGCGCGGCGATCACCTCCTCGGCCATCAGCAGCGCGGACCACGAGCGGCAGGAAAAGACGGAGGAGAACCTGGACCTGGTGGCGGAAAGCCTGGTCGGGGAAAAGGACGGGGAACCGGACTGGAACGCCGTCAGCAAGCTGGCGGAGAAGAACGGCATCAACTCCGTGGTGACGAAGATCGAGAACGGCGTGGCCGTGATGGACACGAAGATCACCCAGAACGAAAAGGCGATCACCCTGGAGGCCAACGACCGGCGGAAGAAGGACACGGAGCTGCAGGGCAAGATCACCGTGGAGGCCGACCGGATCACGACGGAGGTCACGCAGCGGAAGAACGGCGAGGCGACCCTGGGCGCGCGGATCACCGTGCAGGCGGACCGGATCACCCAGGAGGTGGTGGACCGCTCCGCAGCGGACAATACGCTCAGCGGGCGGATCACGGTGGAGGCGAACAAGATCGCCCTGGTGGTCACGGAGACCTCCTCCGGCGGGTACGCGGTCAACAGCGCCAGCATTGTGGCCGGGATCAATAGCCAGACCGGGAGCTATGTAAAGATCGCGGCGGACACCATCAACCTGTCCGGCTATGTGACGGCCGGGGAGCTGGCGGCGACCAACGCGAGCATCAGCAACCTGACCACCGGCGCGACCCTGGCGGATTACCTGCGGGCGAGCCGGCTGTATACGGCCGCCGGCGGGCTGACCGTCGGGAGCTACAACTACATCGCCCAGACCATCAGCTGGCGGAAGCCGGACGGAACGACCGGCAGCGGAACGTTCCTGGGCGTGGGGGTGTCGTGATGAAGGAAAAGCTCAGCGCGATCTATGACCGGCTGCAGGATCTGGACCTGAAGCCGACAAAGCACAACATGGAAACGCTCCTGCAGACGCTGTACGACCTGCAGGAGATCTACAGAGAACTGAACAGGGAGGAACAGGCTGATGGAGGGCAGGCGGCTGATCCTGGCTGACGGAACGGTCATCGAGGACGGGACTGCCGGGGAGTCCGGCGGGTTCCTGTGGTGCTGGTTCAGCGGGTACACGCTGAACGTGGCCGCGTGGCTGTTCTTTTCCCCGGAGCGGACGGAGACGATCCGGTTCCAGTACGGGGAGATGGAAGACGTATATGAGGGGTACACGGAATGCCGGGGCCTCTCCATTGACGCGGACGGGAAGATCTCCGTCTGCATGACGAAGGCGGTGGCGAACAATGGCTAAGGCGACGGGCTTCATCCACGACATCGAGACGGGGAACATCCGGATGAACCAGGGCGACACGGGGAGCTTCAAGGTGAAGTGCAGCCGGAGCAGCGGGGAGAGCTGGCCGGACACGGCGCGGATGCTCTACACGATCACCAACGGAACCGGCGAGATTGTGATGCAGCGGATCTACAGGCTGGACGACCAGTGGGGGCTGGGGGACGGCGTGGTGCTCATCGAGTTCCACAACGACGACACGGACCAGTGGCCCGCCGGGGACTACCTGACGGAGCGGCGGTACGACCTGACCCCGATCTGGGACGGAACGCCGTCCACGGCCCGGTGCGTGAACGCGCTCGCCGGCGGGGCGAAGATGATCGAGGGCGTGCCGGTGCGCACGGTGTTCCAGGGTTCCCTGCATATTGACGGCGTGAGCGGGAGGATTTGAGCATGAGCGAGAACAACAACGACCTGAACGAAGTATTCGAGGAAGAGCTGGACGACGCGGACGTGATCACGGTGCCGATCGACGACACGCTGAGCAACAGCGGGGAAGCGGCGGACGCGAAGGCCGTGGGCGACGCGCTGGCGCTGAAGGCGGACAAGAGCGAGATCCAGACCACCATCACCGTGAACGGGCAGAGCGCGGACAACCAGGGCGCCATCATCGTGACGGCGAACGAGACGAAGATGTCCGGATCCGACAGCACCACGGTGAAGGCGAAGATCGAGGCGGTGGACGGGAAGACCGCGGAAAGCATCTACATGAGCGACGATCCGCAGGCGCTGACCATCGCCCAGGCGATCACCGGCGCGGACAAGACCGCGGACCAGATCGCCATGAGCGCCACGGACCCGACCACGGTGAAGGACGCAATCGACGCCGCCAACGCGGAGCTGGACGACGTGGAAGCCGCGGTGGTCTCCATTACGAACCGGACCGGCGCGGACATCAAGTACGCGAGCACCGGGAACGAGACTATCAAGGCGCACGTGGACGCGCTGGAGGCCGGCATGGTCAAAAGCGTGAACGACGAGGAGCCGGACGCCGCCGGGAACGTGCGGCTGGAGATGGTGCCCTTCGCGGACAACCTGTACACGGAGGAAGCCACGGAAGTGGACGGCACCTTCGCGATCCGCACCACCGGCGGGGACAGCAGCATCGCGGACGGCAGCGCGTGGGCGCAGGTGTTCAAAGGGAACCGGACGCACACGGGGTACACGGCGGAAGGCCTTGTCATGACGGTGACGCCGATGCCGCGGACGGAAGGCGAGGCGATCACGGCGACCATCGACCGGGACACCTGGGTCAGCTATGTGAATGCCAGCGGGACCTACGCCTTCGCCTATACGACGGCGTGGACGCTGGACGGCAGCGAGGTGAACATGGCGGCCTACGGCATCACGGTGACGAACACGCCGGTCGCCGGCGACCAGATCAGCGTGGTGTACGTGAAGGAGGTTCGCGGCACCATCACCATGGCCTCCCCGACGCAGCTGGTGGCCAGCGGGTGGAACCTGTACAACCACTCCACCGGGTACGCCCGGGTGGTGAAGTATTCCAACCTGTACGGCTACAAGGTTGGCGGCACCTACACGGGCCTTGCCTTCGCGGAGACCCTCAGCGGAACGCAGACGGCGATCACGCCGGACGCTGACGGCATCTTTACCGTGACGAAGGACGGCTATGTGTTCGTGACCGGCGGGAACAGCACGGACACCTACATCCTGGCGACCTGGAGCGACTGGGCGGAAGGCCCGGAAGGCGGCTGGGAAGCCTATCAGGAGAGCTCCGTGGACGTGTCGGAGATCGTTTCCTCCTACCTGCCCTACGGCCTGTGCAAGATCGTGCACGGCAGCGCGTCGGTGACGGACGAGATCGACTTCATCCACAAGCAGGCGGTCAGCCGGATCCTGCGGATGGCGTACACCGCGGAGAACCTGGCGGACGCCGTTGCCAGCGGGTTGGCGTACGAATACGACGAAAACTACATTTACCTGGAGCGCGAAACGGCGGAGGTCGCGGCGATCACCGTGGACGAGAGCTACACCGTCAGCGAGCACGGCCTGGAATGGTTCAACGGGAACGGGATCCCGGTGTACGCGGAGATCCTGTACGGCGCGAACCTGAAGGACAAGCTGAAGCGGGACGTGGTGACCATCAGCCGGCAGACGCTGACCGGCGGACAGCAGGCGCAGGTGCGGGCGAACATCGGAGCGGCCGGAGCGGCGGAGGTTCCGGCATCCGGCGACGTGGGCATCCCGGTGACCGGCAGCACGGCGCCGCAGGCGATCACCGCCGGGCAGTACGTGATCCTGAAGGGCCACGGAACGCTCGCGGACGGCGGGTACACCGCGGCCGCGGACATCGCCCAGGGCGAGACGCTGACGGCTGTGAACCTGACCACGTGCGCAGACGGCATCGCGAACGACATCCAGGGCCGGATGATGAAGGACAGCGTTGTCGTTCATTCCACGGCGGCAGGATCTCACACGTTCACCGTTCCGGACCTTGCGAGGATTTTTGTGATTTTTACCGGCCCGGCTGCAAACACCTACACGTGGATCGGATATGTCTACTCCAACAGCGGCGGAACCGTCACGGCCACGGAAATCTACAAGGGCGACCGTATCGCCTCCGTCAACACCAGCGTGGCGAACAAGATCACCTTCAACTTTACCGGCACATACTCTGTGGCTACGTCGCTCCGGAGCGTAGTGATCAACAGCGATCCGATTTATTAAGGAAAGGAGACTGAACCATGGCACGGAACATTTTCTTTGTTGAGGCGGCCATCGTCGACGCGAACGGCACGCTGCACATCCTGGACGGGTATCCCAAGACCTTCGACAGCAAGCACTACAACGATGACGTGGACAAGACGCGCAGGCGCGCAGAGGGCGAGTTTTCCGACACCTGGGGCGCAATGTGCAAGGTGGACACCCGGATGATCCAGACCGTCACCCTGACCACGATTGACGGGATGCAGCTGGACCGGAAGACGAGCGGGCAGTTCCCGGACGAATAATGCTGTGGATGATAATCCTCTCGATCGTACTCGGAGCGGCGGCCGGCGCGCTGCTGACCGCCGCGTACTTTGTCAAAAAGGGGGATGACGATGAATAACATGGTGGAAGTCGCCGGCATGATCCGGGGCTGGAAGGAAGCCGGCAAGACGAAATCCGAAATCGTGATCCTGACGGCGAAGGCGACAATGGGCTGGCCGTATGTGTGGGGCGCGATCGGGGACGAGGACACCGTGGAGCGCCGGGAGTACTACATGAACCGCAGCGCCATCGGCGAGAGCGACAAGGAGCTGATCCGGAAGCGCTGCCAGCAGCTGAACGGATCGGCGGACAGCTGCACCGGGTGCACTTATTTTCCCGGCGGGTTCCATACGCGGATGTTCGACTGCCGCGGGTTTACCCGCTGGCTGCTGGCGCAGGTGGGGATCAGCCTGCAGGGCGCCGGCGCGACGAGCCAGTGGAACGACAACAGCAACTGGAGCGAGAAGGGCGAGATCTCCGCGCTGCCTCCAGGGAATGTCGCCTGCGTGTTCAAGCACATCGCGAGCACCGGCAAGATGGACCACACCGGGATGCACATCGGGAACGGGGTGATCATCCACTGCAGCGGGGAAGTCAGGACCGGCAAGACAACGGACAAGGGATGGACGCACTACGCGATCCCGAAGGGAATGGATGGTGATGTGCCTGTGTGGAGGCCTACGATCCGGCGGGGATCGACCGGGGACGACGTGAAGTACTGCCAGGAGATCCTGATCGGGCTCGGGTACAACCTGGGCAGCTACGGCGCGGACGGGAAGTTTGGCGCGAAGACGGAGGCGGCGGTCCGGGCCTTCCAGAAGGCGAACGGGCTGGGCGTTGACGGGATCGTCGGCCCGATGACGTGGGAGAAGCTGGAAAACGTCAGCCCGCAGCCGACGACGCTGTACACCGTGACGGTGCCGCATCTCACGGAAGCGCAGGCGGACGCGCTGACGGCGACCTATCCCGGGGCGTCAAAAAAGGCGGAAGGGGAGTGACCGGCATGGAAGAGCTGACAGTGCTCCAGATCCGTGATTTTGCGATTGTGGCGATCGCGGTGATGGGGTTTATTGTTTTACTGGGGAATGTCATCAAAACGATACACGAATGGAGAAAGCCGGGAATGAGCGAGGCAGAATGGCGGGGCGAAGTGGACCGCAAGCTCGGAAGCGATAACGAGCGGATCGCTTCGCTGGAGGACGGGAACCGGGTGATCTGCCGGGCGCTGATCGCGATGCTGTCGCATGAAATCAACGGCAACAGCATGGACAAATTGCGGGCGGCGCTGACAGATCTGCAGAACTATCTAATAGACAGATGAGGTGATACGGATGAGCACGCCACAGTTTACGACCCCGACCTTTACGCTGACGTTTAACGACGCGGAGCTGGACCTGACCACGGCGAACAACGTCTACGTGACGTTTGAGTGCGGCGGGGACTGCCTGACAAAGACCGGGGAGGAGATCACCGTCGCCGCGAAGCAGATCGACATTCCGCTCTCCCAGGCAGAGACCGGGAAGATGAGCGGGACGGTCCGGATCCAGGCGAACTGGACGAGCGGGGACGGCCAGCGCGCCGCCAGCGAGATCGCGGTCGCCGTGATCGGCGAGCAGCTGCTGAAGAAGGTGGTCGAATGATCAATCCGATCGTGGTGCCGATGACGGTATCCGTGGCGGGGACGAGCCTGCCGGTGAATGCTGCCGCGTCCGCGGTGACGGCTCATTGCGCTGTCGCTGCCGCGTACAGCATGCTGCCTGTGCCGACCTATGACGGGCCGACGGAGGTTACGCCGTCCGACGAGGAACAGACGCTGCACACGCTGGGCACGGCGCTGCTGCAGGACATCACGGTGCATAAGATCCCGTCCAATTACGGACGGATCAGCCTGACGGGGAACATAATTACGGTATCGTAGGAGGGGAAAACATGGCACAGAATGTAGTGATCAACGGCGTTACGTACCAGAACTGCCCGGAGGTGGATATCCCGAAATCCGGCGGAGGCACGGCGAAGTTCATGGACACGGACGACGCGACGGTCACCAGCGCGGACATGCTCAACGGGGTGACCGCGTATGCCGGCGGCACGAAGGTGACCGGCAACATCCAGAGCAAGGCAGCGGCAACCATCACGCCCGGAACGGCAGACCAGACGATCGCATCCGGGCAGTACCTGTCCGGTGCACAGACGATCAAAGGCGATGCAAACCTGATTTCCGGCAACATCCTGTCCGGGAAAACCATTTTCGGCGTTTCCGGCAGTTTGTCCATGCCGACCATTTCGCAGGATTCCACCACGAAAGTGCTTACGATTCAGTAAGGAGGGAGATCATGGCGAAAAATATCGAGTTGATGGGAGCAGTTTTTCCTGATGTTCCGTCAATCCTTTTGCCACAGTATGGCGGTGGATTGGTGCAGTATGATGACACAACGGATGCCAATGCGGTGGCATCGGACATCGCAAACGGGAAGACGGCATATGTCAACGGGTCGAAAGTCATAGGCACTGCATCCGGTGGTGGTGGGGCATCGAATCTTGTGACGGGGACATTCAAACCGACATCCGCAGAAAAGGGACTTGTCAAAACAATGACCCTTGACTACTCCGGCACAGGGTATCCTATTGCATTATTCATTTTCCCAAAGGACGGAATGTTTAACACATCCTCCGATATTTACAACAGGGTTCAGCGGTATGGAATCCTTGAAGCAACATATGTAAAAAACTACCCGTTGCTGACTCCAAGTTATACGAACGCAGGAGATCAGGACAGGATGGGTGCATTTGTTGTTTATAGTAATTCTTCATCCGCAATCGCAGGAAACAATAGTTCAACAAACTCAAGCAAAACAGTTGCAACCTTCAATTCAACAGACCCTGCGGAAAACGTATTTACATCTGCGAGGATTACGAGCGCAAAAACATTAAAGGTAAGGGTTGCAAACACTTCATACGGCTATTATGACGGCATCGAATACCGCTACGTTGTAGTCTACTCATCGTAAAGAAAGGGGAGAAACACATGATCAATTGGAAAGAATGGGCAAAGGCGGCACTCATCCGGGCGATTCGGACGTTCGCTGAATCTATGCTGGCCTACATCGGCACAGGCGCAATCGTCCTCAACGATGTGAATTGGATTGCCGCACTCTCTGCTGGCGGCATGGGTTTCGTCATGGCTTGGTTGCTGGCCTTGACGGGTCTGCCGGAAGTCGAAAAGGTCCAGCCGCCTGATGAGGGGAACGGCTGACAGAATGATAAATGCCTCGGGAGTGATCCCGGGGCGCTTTTTTTGTGCCTGTGAAAACCTGTCTACTACCGAGTTATTACCGAGAGATGTGCCTGGAGTGCCTTATTTTCCGTTATTCTGCCATGACTACGAATCAAAAGGTCGTGGGTTCGAATCCCGCCGGGCTCACTTCCCCGAAGCGTTGAAAATAAAGCGCTCCGGGGATTTTTTTGTTTTCCCGGAAGCGCCAAAAATACCCCTGTATACCCACGAAAATCCGGTCTACTACCGAGCTACTACCGAGTTGATTTTCCGGGGAAAATGGCCGGATGGACACTTTGATCAGCAGTCAAAGTTGCTTACTTGATGGAATCCATCACGGCCTTCAGTTCGTCCAGATCTGTTGTCTGGTATTTCGTCTGGGTGAAAGTGTAATCGGAATGCCCGATCAGCGCGGCCTTGTCCCGATCGTCGCCGGCAGCGTTCTTCAGCTTGTTGCTGAAGGTGTGCCTGGCAGCATACGGAACCTTGCCCTCCGCGATGCCCAGACGTGCCATGATCGGCTTGAACACATTCTCCCTGAAGTAGTTGTCACTCATCTCTTTGAAAGACGTAAAATGGGCCACGGGGTGCTTCTTGGAAGCCCTCCCGAAGACGTACTGCGGGAATACCAGATCCGTCCCGGGAACCATCAGCCGGTCGCGGATGATTTCTTCGATCTTCTGGTGCACCGGCACCGTGCGATCCCTGCCGGCGTCCGTCTTCTTGCCCTCGACTATGAACAGGCGGCCCTTGTGCTCGATGACCTGATCCTTTCGGAGCTCCAGCATCTCGCCGGGCCGGTAACCGAGATAACAGAGGCAGAAGATATATTCCGCGTACCTGTGCGTCCCGATGGCCTGCCGGATCTTTTCCACTTCTATATCCGTCAGCGCATCCCGCTTGACTGACTTTCCGCGCCCGGTGAAAAGATTCTCCGATTCGATCTGGCTGACGATGTGCTTGTCCCGCGCATACTTCCAAAGGAGGCCCGCCACGACCTTCATGTTCTGATGGGTGCGCTTTCCCTTCGGGCATGCATCCATGCAGGCCTGCAGCTCCGCAGCGGTGATCGTCCGGATCTGACGGTCGTGGAGCGTTGCGTAATAGTTGTACGCGGCGCGGTAACCGGCAGCCGTTGACGGATCAATCCGCTGAGAATACTTCGGCTCCCATTCGTCGTAGATCTGGCGGAGAGTCAGCGACAGTTCCGGAGCGTCCTGCTTCTTCGCCTTCAGCTGCTCACAGTACGCCAGCGCATCCTCCCGGCGCTTGAATCCGCCTTTGGTGCGCTTGATCGGGATCAGCTGCTTCTGGTTCTCCGGATTGTCCAGGCTGAATGGAGGCAGCGGGCGGTAACCGTCCACGATCTGGGCTACCCAGTACCGGTGATCCGAGTCATAGTACGCACAGCCGGTCCCGTTGCCTCTGCTTTTCGTCCGGCGCTTCCTGCTGGTGATCAGCTTCTTGCCGCACTGGTTGCAGTAGACGGAACCGTCCGGCGGCGTGGCTTTGCATTTCGGGCAGATCATGGTCATTCTCCTCTGAAAAGCAGGTCGACACAGATGAAATAATGATTCGTTCTCGGGTCGTACGCTACAGAGTAGGAATCGTCGAACAGCATGGCGGTCTCCGTGTTGTTGCCGGTTTTCGCGGTGACGGATCCGTCATCGTTCATCTGCCAGGTGCCGACGAATGCGCGGCCGAATCCTTCGTCATCCGGATTAAAGGATTGTGCAAGGAAGAAGCAGGTGTGGTTCTCTGCGAGGTAGATCATGATCATTGCCGGCGCGCCGTCCTTCTGCAGTTCGTACGACGCCCAGCAGCCGACAACGTCTTTTTCCGCTGCCAGCGCAGCTGCCGGCAGGAGCAGGGCCAGGATCAGGATCAGGGCGAGCAGTTTTTTCATGTTAAACACCTCCATATTCATGATAGTTTTCGTTGTACATCTCACCGCGCCGGAGATGCAGCAGCTCATGGTCGTAGGTGAGCAGCTGCTGCTCTCTGGGCAGGCGGGAGTTGATCACGATAATCGGCTCATAATCCGAGCCGAGGCAGATGAACCCGCGGACATCCACGGGCAGATCCTTCAGGACGATCGGGACTTCAGCCATCTTCATCGCGCTCCTTTTTGTTCCCCTTGATGCGAATTTTACAGGAGCGCATGATGGAAAAATCAATCATCATCGCCGCGCTCTTTTACGATCTCTTTCACGATGCCCGTCACGGCGTCCAGCGACTGCGGCTTGAGTCCCATCTGGATATCAAACAGCATACGCAGTTTCGGATTCTGATGGAGCGCTTCCAGCCGGACCTGATACTCATAATCCTCCGGTCCGCTTTCAGTTGTCAGCGTGGAGTATTTGACACCCAGCATGTCCGCCAGCCTCTGCATGACGTCGATCCGCGGATACCGCTGACCGGTAAACCAGTTCGAGACGGTCGCGGATGATACTTCCAGTTCCCGGCAGATATCTGCCTGGCTGATTCCTTTTGCTTCCATAAAATAACGAAGGTTCCTGACGAAGATTTCCCGTGCGTTGTCTGGCATATTCGATTCCTCCTTGGAACATTAGTATAATCGAAAAAAGTAAGAAAAACAAGCACAGTAATAAAAAAATCTAACTTTATGCTTGACATCTCACTTTATGTAAGTATAATGGATTGTGGTTCCAGACAATTTCAAAGGAGGTGAAGTACAAGATGGAGGGTAACAGACCGCCGAAAATCTCCCTGGCAGCTGCCCGCGTGAATGCCGGATTCCTTCAGGAAGTAGCTGCGCTGAAGCTGAAGATCAACGTGGCAACGCTTCGCAGCTGGGAACGCGGCGACACAGTGCCTGGATACGACAAGGTGATGGAGATCTGCAAGCTGTACAAGTACCCGGTCGATTATATTTTTTTCGGCAAGAGATCACTTTAAGTAAGGAAAGGAGTGCAAAACATGATCGGGACATGGAGAAAAGCGAACCGGGAATTTCCGGAGGACGGCCATCAGGTGCTTTGTCTCATCGAACTGAGAAACGGTGAAAGGCGTTTACGTATTGGCACGCATTATATTGTGAATAGTGTTAAAGACGGGCATTGGTACATAGGCGGCAGAGATAACAGTGTTATCGCCTGGATGACGCTGCCGGAGATCCCGGAGGGCGAGATTCCGCTGAAGGCCACCGTGCAGGATGCCGAATCGAAGCTGAAGGACTGCGTGAACGAGCTGTGCCTGCACTGCGGAGCCTACCAGCGGGAGCACGAAGGCGCCTGCGACGGGTGCCGGTGGAAGAAGATGAAGGAGGAATTGACGTGACGGATCTGATGAAGGCGGCTGTCGAAGGCCGGCCGGTGTATTCGGAGCCGGTGCTGCAGCTGATGGCCCGGGAGGACGAGATGGTGCCTGCGGCCGCGATCGCTCCGGTGGTGAAGATGCACCCGGACGTGATCATCAAATACGCGAAAGAGGGCAAGTGGCCCCGGGAGATCTGCAACTACATCGTCAGCGGGACGCACGTCAAGTTTTTCCGGATCGACTTTTTGCGGAAGGGAGGATGGATCCAGTGAGCGGATACAAGACCATCAAAACGAGCATGGGCCATAAGATCCGCGTGAAGATGAGCCGGCAGGAGATCCGGGAGCGGCGGATCCTGCAGGCGCTGATCATCGGTACGCCCATGATCCTGTGCTGGCTGTTCGCCTACGCGGGAGGGATGTTATGAAACGCGCTGTGATCCTGCTGGCAGCGGTCCTGACGCTGCTGGCCACGCCGGGGCGGTCGGAGCGGATCATCGAGCAGGTGTGGATCCTGTGCGATCCGGAAAGTTACGTGACCTTAAGAGAGGGTCCCGGGAAAAGTAAGCCGGAGTTCGGCGGGGCCGGTGTGGGCGCGGAGTTCTGGACGGACAACATCCAGAAGAACGGTTACTTGCACATCATGGAGATCCCGGCAGAGGAAACGGAGGGCTGGATCATTGCCCGGAATATCGTCTACGACCGGCCCGTGGAGATCAACCGCGTCATGGAGGTCAGCGCGGTGGGCCGGGTGGCCTGCCGGAAGTGGGTCGGCGGAAAGATCAAAGCGTGGCTGCGCGACGGCGACCGGCTGACGGTGTACTGGGCCAGCCCGACGTGGGCCGTGACGGACAGAGGGTACGTGATGACGGAATTCCTGAAAGAGGTGGAGGAAGATGGTGACGAAGTGCCCGGTCTGTAAGAAGCGCACGGTGGTGCTGTATCCGGACCTGTGGGCATACAAGCGGAAAGGAATCTACTACTGCACATGGCACTGCCTGAGAGTGCAGGAACGCAAGGAGGACGAAAAAATGGCAGGAAAACAGGCCATCAGCGAGGAGCAGCGGATGCACGCGGTTCAGCTCGCGATAAATGGCGAGAACCCGTTCCCGTATCTGGCGGAATGCGGATCGACGAATCCGAAGATGTACTGGGGATGGATGAAAGGCGAGATCAAAAAGAAGGATCCGGAGCTGTACGCAAAGATCCCGGACCTGCGGAACGTGAAACCGAAGGAGAAGACGATCTCCGCGGCGGAGGCGATGCAGGGCATGCAGGACGCTGCGGACGAGTTCTTCGGGAAGTGCGAGGACATGGGGCTGATGAAGAAGGCTGAGCCGGAGCCTGTGATCAGCAAGCCGGTGAACTATGAAGGGCTGCTGGTGCGCGAGGTGGAAGGCACGTTCGACCGGTACCGCCGGAGCGACGTGAACGACAGGACGTATATCGACTTTGAGAACGCCGACAGGCTGGACACACTGAGCCTGACGGTGGAACAGTGGCGGAGCTTCCGGGAGGAACAGGAGAAGGCCGCCGCGATCCTGGGGGTGACGCTGTGAGTGATCTGCAGGTGCTCCCGCTGGTGCGGGTGGATGCCAAGTACGGCAGGCTCGGCGGAAGGTACCCGGAGCGGATCCGTGTGGCAATGGCCGACGGAACGACGCAATGGTACCAGATCGAAGTGAACCAGCCGACGCCGGTGCTGAAGGATCAGCTGGACGAGTTTACGGAGTTGTGTATCGGATATGAAAAAAAGTGACCGGGTGCTGTGGCCGCAGCATCCCGGCCGGAGACCATATATTATGTCGTGGTCATTGTACCACAGAACGGAGGAAAAGTGAATATGAGAGCACTGTATGAGATCGATCAGGAGATCCTGGCATGCGCGGACATGGAAACCGGCGAGATCCTGGACACGGAGCGGCTGGACGCGCTGCAGATGGAGCGCGAGCAGAAACTCGAGGGCGTGGCCCTGTGGGTGAAGGACCTGAACGCGGAGGCGGAGGCCGTGAAAGCCGAAGCGGATAAGCTGACCGCCCGGAAGCGGGCGCTGGACAACAAGATCACCGCGCTGAAGTCCTGGCTGCTGATCGCCCTGGACGGCGGGAAACTGAAAACGCCCCGGTGCAATGTGTACCAGACGCACAGCCAGCGGCTTGCGGTCGTGGATGAGGCCGGGTTGATCAGCTTTCTGAAAACTCTCGAAGATCCTGGACGGTTCGTGCGGTACACAGAGGAGCTGCGGAAGGACGAGATCAAGAAGGCGCTGAAGGACGGGACGATCATTCCCGGCGCGGCGCTGGAGACGACAGAAAGCGTGGTGATTAAGTAATGAACATTACCAGAGGACCGAAAAAGACGGCCATACGCGTCGGGATCTACGGGACGGAGGGCGTCGGCAAGACCACCTTCGCCTCCATGTTCCCGGGCGCGGTTTTCATCGATACGGAGGGATCCACGTCCCATATAGACGTCGCCCGCTTCGATCCGCCCCAGGAGCTGGGCGACGTGATCAAACAGATCCAGTACGTGATCAGCAACCCGGAGAAGATCGGCACGCTGGTGATCGACACGGTGGACTGGCTGGAGAAGCTGATCTTCCAGAACGTGTGCGCGGAGAAGAAGATCCAGAACATCGAAGACCTGGGCTACGGCAAAGGCTATGTGTACGCGAAGCAGAAGATGCAGCAGATCCTCGAGATGCTGGACATCGTGATCCACCTGGGCGTCCATGTGGTGCTGGTGTGCCACAGCACGATCCGGAAATTTGAGCTGCCGGACGAGATGGGCAGTTATGACCGGTACGTGCTGAAGCTGAACGAGAAGAACATCAGCCCGCTGGTGAAGGAATGGGTGGACATGCTGCTGTTCGTGAACTACAGGACGGACATCGTGACCGATCCGGACGGGAAGACGAAGAAGGCCCGCGGCGGGCAGAAGCGCATTATGTACGCCAATCACAGCGCCTGCTGGGACGCGAAGAACCGCTTCGGCCTGCCGGACGAGATGCCCTTCGATTACGCACAGATCGGCCACCTGTTCGGCGAGGCGAAGCCGGTGGATGCGGAAGACATCCCGGACGAACGGATCGAGCCCGGCGAGCCGGTGGTGCTGCAGCCGGCAAGGCAGGACGCGCCGGCGGAGGTCAGCACCGTGAAGGCCGTGCCGAAGACGAAGAAAAAGGGCGCACCGGAGCGCCCGGAAGGCATGAAGAGCGAGGACCCGGACAAGAATGTGCTGCTGGAGAAACTGTGGGGCCGGATGCAGCTCAACGGGATCGACGATCCGCTGGTGCTGCAGAGCGTGGTGGCGGAGAAGGACTATTACGACCTGACCGTGCCGGTGAAGGACTATGACAAGGATTTCATCAGCGACGTGCTGATCGAAGCCTGGGACCAGGTGAACAGCCTGTGCCAGACCAAAATGCGTGATTTACCATTTTAATTAAGAAAGCGAGGAAGAAAACTATGGCCAATGAGAATCTGAAGACCTATGACTGGGACGACGAGGTGGAGCTGACAGAGGACCAGGAGCGCGGCGGGAAGGAGACCACGATCCTGCCGGAAGGGAAGTATCCCTTTGAGGTGATCAAAACCGAGAAGCAGTGGTACGACGGCGGGGCGAAGATCCCGGCCTGCAACATGGCGAAGGTGTTCCTGCGGATCGACGGCGGGGAGCTGGGCATGGGATTTACCGCGGAAAACATCTACCTGGCGGAGGGCTTTGAATGGAAGGCCGGCGCTTTCCTGCGGGCCATCGGCGTCCGCAGCCACGGCGACAAGCTGGAGTTCAAGAAGCTGCTGCACTGCGACGGCGAGCGCGGCCGGTGTGAGATCTACGTGGACGAATACGAAGGCCGGGACGGGAAAACCCACCAGAGCAACAAGCTGAAGCGGTTCTTCGACAAGGAAGAGGAGGCCCCGAAGAAGGCGTTCAAGAAGGGGGCGTTCTGATGGACATCGCGGAGGCCCGGGAGATCCTCAGGCACATCCCATGCGCTTCCCTTAATTACCAGGAATGGACGAATGTAGGCGCGGCCCTCCACAAGGAGGGCCTGCCCTGCAGCCTGTGGGACGAATGGAGCCAGACAGACGGATCCAGATACCACGCCGGCGAGTGTGAAAAAAAGTGGCGGACGTTCGGCAATTATGCCGGCACGGACGTGACGATGGGCACGGTGTACCACATGGCTGTGGAGTTCGGCTGGGATCCGGTGGCCGGGAAAAAGACCTACGGCTGGGACGATGTGATTACCTATGACGGCGAGCCGATTGACACCAGCGGATGGCAGAAGGAAGACACGAAACCGATGGTGCCTCCGCCGACCAAGGACGCCTTCAGCCCGGCGAAAGAGGCCAGCGACTATATCAGCGCACTGTTCGAGCCGGACGAGAAAGTCTGCTACATCACAACGGCCTACCAGGACGAGGACGGGAAGTACAAGCCATACGGAAAGACGTCCAGCCGGACGGCGAAGCAGCTGCTGGACAGTATTAAGAAGCACCCGGACGATATCACGCTGACCTTCGGCGATTATACAGACGCAGCTGGCGTCTGGATCTGTTTCAACCCGATGGACGGCGAAGGCCGGAGCAACAGGAACGTTACCAGCTACCGCTACGCACTGGTGGAGAGCGACACCCAGGACATCGACACGCAGTACCAGATCATTCAGGACCTTCGGCTGCCGGTGAAAATGCTGGTGCATTCCGGCGGAAAGAGCCTGCACGCCATCGTCAATATCGGCGCGGTGGATTACAAGCAATACCAGGAGCGCGTGGATTTCCTGTACACAGTGTGCCGGAGGCATGGGCTGGTCGTTGACACACAGGACAAGAACCCGAGCCGCCTGAGCCGGTTCCCTGGCTTCCGGCGGGGAGAGAAGCTGCAGTACATCGTTGACCGGAACATGGGGATGTCCGACTTTGTGGAATGGCAGCACTACATCGAAGACGAAATGGTCGAGCCGATGCAGGTGCAGAACCTGGCGGAGATCTGGGATGATATGCCGCCGGTCAAGCCGGAACTGATCGAAGGCATTCTCCGGCAGGGCCACAAGATGCTGCTTGTTTCCTCCAGTAAGGCCGGGAAGACCTTCGCGCTGATCGAGCTCGCCATCTCCATCGCAGAGGGCAATCGTTGGCTCGGTTTCCGGTGCAGGCAGGGACCGGTTCTGTATCTGAATATGGAACTGGACGAGGCGTCCTTTGATGACCGGATGAAAAAGGTCTACGAAAAGATGGACCTGACAAAAACGCACCGGGAGAACATCGACATCGTACATCTGCGCGGAAAAGTAGAAGTCCTCGAGAAACTGATCCCGCAGATCACCCGGACCATGAAAGCAAAGGATTATGCAGCGGTGATCCTGGATCCGACCTACAAGCTGGGCATCGGCGACGAGAACGCAGCTGAGGCGGTGATCAAGTTTACCAATTCCATCGACCGGATCGCGAATGCCGGCGCCAGCGTGATCTACGCGCACCATCACAGCAAAGGCGCCCAGGGGTCGAAAGCGAGCATGGACCGGGCCTCCGGTTCCGGCGTTTTCGCCCGGGATGCTGACGCGCTGCTGGACATGATCGAGCTGCGGATCCCGAAGGAACGCATGGACGAGGTGAAGGCAGAGTACGGCGAAAAGGTGACCGCGTGGAGGCTGGAAGCAACCCTCCGCGAGTTCCCGCGGATCGAACCGGTGAACCTGTTCTTCTCTTATCCGCTGCATGAACTGGATGCCCGGGAGATCCTGTCCGATGCGAACCTGGAAGAGAACGAGCGCAGCATGGACAACGGACGGGAAATCGGAAGCCTGGCAAAAAGCGCGAAGAAGGCAAGCCTGAAGGAACGACTGCTGGATGCGATTAACCGGGACGAAGAATTCGGAAAGCGGAAAACACAGAAGCAGTACGCCGAAGAATTCGGAGTCACAGAGCGGACGATCAGGACATACCTGAAAGAGCTCGAGGAAGACATCTGAAAAACCGGAAAAAAGCGGAAAATCCAGTTTATATAGAGATATTTCCTTCTGGTTATACTGTGTCCTTCCTAACCGTGGTAAGGCGCCTGCTGCGCGCGCCTTCCTCCCGGTTAAAAGGAAGGACTGTGAAAGGAGTTTCCGATGAAGTTCAAGCTGAAGATGATCCCGCCGACCGCGACAGCCCAGCAGAAGGGCGAGCGGGTTGTCGGCGGATATATCCACCACTACAAGAAGAAGAACGTCGCAGCTGCGGAAGCGATCCTCCGCGACGCGCTGCTGACGTATGTGCCGGAGGCGCCGATCACGGATCAGCCGATTATGCTGAACGTGATCTGGATCTTCCCGTACCCGAAGAGCGCCAGGAAGCACCGGCCCGGCGAGAAGCGATGGAAGATCACCCGGCCGGACACGGACAACCTGAACAAGCTGCTGAAAGATGTCATGACGGACATGGGTTTCTGGAAGGATGACGCGCTGATCTGCTGGGAAGAGATCGTCAAGGTGTACGACGATGAGCCCGGGATCATTATCCGGATCGACATCATGGACCCGCCGGAGGATGACTTTCTATGAGTGATGTGAAACCGTTCATCAAGTGCGTCGACTTCTGGCCGGTGCAGATACCGCCGGACAAGCTGGACGCATACCGGCAACTGATCGACGAGGGCCAGATCCGGAAGCATCATGTGATCCACAACCGGAGAACCGGATCCACGACGGTCGAGTATTACGCGATAGCGCCGCACGAGTGGATCCTGGAAGAACTGAAGAAAAGGGCGGAGGTGATTTGATGGGCTGGAAGCAATACCCGATCCGCTGCATGATCTGCGGCGAAGAGACCGCCCTGGTGGGCGAGGACATCGACAAAAAATATACGATGGAGCACTTTGCCGCGGAGGGCTGGGTGTTCAGCAAGTATAAAACCATGTGCCCGGAGTGCCGGAAGAAGGAAAGCGAACGGTTCGAGCAGATGACGATGGAGGTGGATCCGGATGCCTGACAGGGAGAAGGTTATCAAGGAATATGAGGATTATGTGAACAGTTATATATCGTTGACCACAAGCCATGATTATGAATTTGAAATGCACAAAGCTGTCCTTGCCATGCTGAAAGAACAACAAAACGAAATAGAAATCCTACGCAATACCATGCAGAGCATGATGGAAGGGATGGTGGTTGTAAGTGGCGGACATTGAGAAGGTTATCAAAGGGCTGGAAGAATGTACAGGGAATGGGAATTGCACGAAGTGTAAGTACGGAAAAGAGAAACAAGCATTGAGTTGTAAAAAATTGCTTGCTGATGCATTAGAACTGATAAAAAGTTCAAGACTTATTCATACAGAACACGCTTTGTATTGTGGTACTTATATAGATAATGCGGAAGGTCGGTGAAGTGGGAATGAGACGAGAATATATTGTTACGATTGATTATATTGGGGAACCACCGGGGAATGATGAACTTGTCCGGTGCGAAAATTGCAAACACAGACCAATTATGCCAAAGGATCATACAGATGGTTTTGATTTGAAATTTCCAGACAACAAATGTCCATGCCAATGCGAAGACGGCTGGTACTCATGGTATCCGAAAGATAATTGGTTCTGCGCCAATGGGGAACGTGCTGAATGAAATGACGCTTTTAAATCACATGGAGGTATAAAAAATGGATTTTCACGATATGTTTCTACCAGACCCAAATAAAGAGACTGTAACAGAAGAAATGCACCCGGAAAAGGAATGGTTTGAAGAAGCGTGTCACATGAAAGCAGAGAACCTTCCTGCGTTTTATGAGAAGATGACACACGCATACAACCATGATTACGGAACAGCTTGCCATGCGGTTGCAGCTTGTGCTTTGGCTGCTGCGTGGGCAGCTTGCGGGGAAAATGACACAGGATTGAGTGGATTCCAAGCAGGATTTGTGATGTGGGACTTTATCAAGAACTGGACAAAGACAGGGAACGAGTGCGGTTTAAGGCTTGTGGATTATGACGATATGCTTTATCCGCAATATGAACACAAGTTTGATAAGGTCATTGACGAGGATACTTGGAAAGCGATTCAAAACAAGGCAAAGAAGAACATTGAAACAAACGATTCTGCTTGCGGTGCAGTGTTCCAACATTGGAGAAAAATTGCTAATGGTCAAGTGCCGTTTGGGTATCGTGTTGTGGAACGAATCTGACTTGAAGGCAGCAATAACTTTGCATAAGGAGTGAAAGACGAAAATGTTATCAGGAATTTTTGTTGGTTTGGCTGTAGCTCTGATCATTTTTCTGGCGTTTGGATTTGGTGTGAAGATCGGTGCTCGGTCCGCGAAGGAACGGATAGAAGAAAAGCTCGGGGATACGTTGGAGAAAGTGCTGGAAAGATTAAAACAGGGAGGGTGACCAGATGGACACACTGGAGAAGCTGGAGGCACTGCGGGACGCGTGCATCCTGCAGCAGGCGCAATGGACGAACGAACCGCTGATCGAGTGCGGGGAGTTCACCTACGGCGTGCCGGTGGTGCACCGGTGGGACGAAACGACCCGGCTGAAGGTCGGGAAGTTCTGCTCCATCGGCGGCGGCGTGAACATCCTGCTGGGCGGGGAGCATCATCACGAATGGATCACGACGTACCCGTTCGACGTGCTGCTGATGGACGGCGTGGCGAAGAGCAAGGGCGACGTGGTGATCGGGAACGACGTGTGGATCGGTGACTTTGTGACCATCCTGAGCGGGGTTACGATCGGAGACGGAGCGGTGATCGGGGCCGGGAGCGTGGTGACCAGAAATGTACAGCCGTACACGATTGTCGGGGGAAACCCGGCGAAGTTTATCAAAGCGAGGGAAAATATATGCTCCGACTGGTGGGATCTGCCGCTGGAACAGCTGGCGGAAGTGATCCCGATGCTGCTGGATGAAAACGTAGCGAATATGTTCCGATGGAGGTGGGAAAAAACACATGAATGACATCACTGATTACGTGATCACCCACCGGGACTGGCCGATCGTCCAGGATGACCTGTACCGCGCGCTGTGCGTCGGCGGGTTCCGGAAGGACGGCTGGCTGTGCGCAGCTGACGGGGAGAACATCGAGCAGTACAACGACCGGCTGAACGAGCTGACGGGACTGTACTGGATCTGGAAGAACACGGACATCGAGTACGTCGGGCTGAGCCACTACCGGCGGTACTTCGACAACGGCGGACGGCTGGACGAAGCGGCGATCCGGTGGCTCCTGCAGGATGTGAAATACGACATCATCCTGAGCCGGATCCGGCTGCCGTGGTCGGTCCATCACAACATCTGCATGACATGCGGAGGGGAAACGGCGCGCGCCGCGTACGACGCGTTCCTGGAGACGATCCGGGAGCGTCAGCCGGAATACGCGGAGGCCTTTGAGGACGTGATGTGCGGGAGCGAGATGTACCGCTGCAATATGTTCGTAACCCGGCGGGAGATCATGGACCGGTTCTGCGGGTGGCTGTTCTCCTTCCTGACGGAGGCGGCGGACAAAGTGGACGTTTCCGGGCTGGGCTTCTACGGGAAGCGGGTATGCGGATATGTGGGCGAGGCTATGTGGACGGTGTGGCTGAAGCGGCACCGGCTGAATGTCTACGACATGTGGATCGGATAGGAGGGAGAGAATGGCGTTTTTCAGCGTGATCGTGCCGGCGCACAACAGTGAAAACTATCTGGACAGGTGCCTGCAGTCGGTGATTGACCAGACGTGTACGGATTACGAGCTGATTGTCGTATGCGACGCCTGCACGGACAGGACGGAGACGGTGGCCCGGAAGTTCACGGACCGCGTAATCGTGACGGACTACGGCATGGACGGGCTGGCCAGGAACGCCGGCATCGACGCCGCGGAGGGTAAATGGATCCTGTTCCTTGACGATGACGACTGGTGGATCCACGAGTATGTGCTGGAAGAGGTGCGCCGGGAGATCGGGGACCTGGACTTTCCCGCGGACATGCTACTGTTCGACTTTATCTGGCAGCGTCACCCGGACCATAAGCCGGGATACTACTGTCAGACGGTGGACAACGTGAACATCGCGGTGTGGTCGAAGGCGTTCCGGCGGGCGTTCATCGGCGACACGCGGTTCCCGGCGGTCCGGTTCACCAGCGACAAGCCGTTCATGGACGCGCTGATCGCGAAGCGTCCGCTGGCGAAACCGATGCGCAAACTGATGTACTGCTACAACTACATGCGGGAAGGGAGCCAGACAGCGAACCATGCGGAGGGGAAGGAATGAAAGCACCATGCAAGGGATGTGGGGAACGGCAGCTGCACTGCCACAGCAAGTGTGAAAAATATCTGGAATACAGGCGGGCGCTGGATGATGCCAGGGAAAAGGATCACGGGAAGGCGATACACTTTTCCCAGCGGAACCAGCGGATCTACTGGCAGAACCTGAAGCGCGGACGGAAGTGATCATGCGCGGATGGGTAGGCAGGTCCTGAGTCGGGTGGAAAGGCGGGACGCTCTCCCGATCCCGGCGGGCGTGCAACTGCCGGGCCGGTTCAAGTCCGGCCACGCGCTTTTCTGAAAGGAGTATGAAAAATGTTCGGAAGGAAGGAAGACAGGATGGAGAACACGGGAGAACGCACCGTGCGGAGCGGCAGGTGGATCGAACTGGAGGGCGCGATATGCGAAAAGGAAGACGACCAGCTGACATATATGCCGAGGGGGAAGATCAGCATCAACCTGGACCGGGTGGCCGGATACTACGACCACACGATCCTGATCGACGGGTACAAGATCAGGGTCATGGATTCCTACGCGCAGATCGCGCTGAAGGTGCTGGAGGCGGAAAAGTGATCCGCCTGTCGGAGCTCGATCGCAGCGAGCGCAGGGAGATCAGCCGGATCGTCCGGAGACAGAGGAAGGATGTGAGGAAAAGGTGAGCCATGAACAGGAGATCCTGACGGACTACAGGCTGATCGTCATGGAGATCGAAACGCTGGAGCGGCAGTCGAGGTTCCTGAACAAGTACATCGGCGGGCCGAAGCCGGTCCGGTCTCCGCAGCTGACGGGGATGCCCAGGGGAACGAACGACCCGGAAGCGGCCATGCTGCAGCAGATCGAGCCGGACGACCCGATCTATCACATCGAGCGGCTGAGCGATGACCTGCGGGAGAAGATGATCGAGTTCGAGGTCATCGTGAACAGGATCACGGACAGGCGGCTGTTCATTATTGTCCGGAATTACTACGCAATGGGGTGGACGGACGAGCGTATCGCCGAGAACATGGAGCTGTCCAGGCAGACCGTGCAGAAATTAAGGTCAGATTATTTCAATTCATTGGCATGATTTGGTTGAATTGGCACGGACTCCGTCCAATAATACTACCGTGAACAACTGTCACAGGACAGGTCACACACACGGGCAGCGTTTGGACATGGCGCTGCTCTTCCTTTTTGTCATTCTGCGGGGGCTGCCGGGGTGTCTCCTTCCCAGGCAAGCGGGTCGCACTCATGATACGGCGAGGTGGGACCAGAGTGCATCGTGATGCAGACATCGAGCGCTTCTACACAACGAGAGCATGGAGGCGCTGCAGAGACACAGTGCTGAAGGAGAGCGGCGGACTGTGCCAGCTGTGCCTGTCCAAAGGATTGATTGAGCCGGCTGTGCATGTGCATCACAAGGTTCCGCTGACAGCAGAGAATCTGAACAACCCAATGATCGCGCTGGACAGCAGCAACCTGATGGCATTGTGCGAGGCTTGCCACGCGGAACAGCACCGGAAGAAGCGGTGGAGGTGCGATGCGATGGGTCATGTGGCAATTTGAACACGCCCCCCTTGTTCAAAACGAAATTTTCGCGGGCGACAGG